CACAAAGGACTCCCGGTCGCGAATCCCCCAAAAAATCAAAAAGGAAAGTTTTAGCTGGTTTAATCTAAATTAATCTATTTTAATCTAGTACAATCTTGCTAAATCTTAATAATCTCAAATCAAAAGGAAATCATAGGGATATATGCTCACATTTTGGCTCGTATGAGTGTGTTTATATCATTACGATATAATTCAAATCTAATTAACTTAACGCTCACAGGAACGAAAATATAGGCTTTAAACGATATAACCACATTTAAAAGAAAGGATAATATGCAAACGCAAAACGGTGGCAGACCCACAATTTTACCTAAGATGTATGAAGAACCGCTTTTTAGCCAAATCATTGATAAAATTGAATCAGGTTGCAACGATAGAGAAATCTACACTAGTTTGCATTGTTCGGCTAAAACTTTTAGAAAGTGGCGAGATGACAATATAAAGGCGTATGACGAAGCTAAAAGCATTGCTAGGGGAAATCTATTAGAACTAGCTGAAAGTGCATTAGCGAGCAAACTGACAGTCAGAACGCTAAAGGAAACAGAAACAATCTATGACGCTGACGGAAACGTTGAAAAAGTAAAGGTTAAAGAAAAAGAGCTGGATAAAGATAGCTTGGTAGCGATGATGGTTGCTAAGGCTGGAAACCCTGAACTTTATAACCCTACTGAATGGCGGAGATTACAACAGGAAGAATCAAGCTCTAATGACCTTAAAGCTAAAATCGAAGAACTTGATGACTATAAACTAAGTAAGTATAAAACGCCAGAAATTGAAGTTCCAGAGGGATTTGAATGAAACAATATTGGATAATTGAAGACCATTTAGACGGAGGGCTTTATATAATGCCAGAAGATACTCCAGAAGATGAATTAGAAGAAGTTGAAGATACTTGTGATGAGTGTGGAGACTTTGATTCAGTTATCGGTAAATTTTCAAACTGGAATCAACTAAAAAAAGAAATGACTGATGACGAAGGTTGGTGTCCATATTCAGATGAATATTTGAAATCACTATTTGAATAGAAAGGGAATGAATGTATTATTTGAATAAAATGTTGGAATACAACAAAGAAAATGGCATTATTATTAATAAATACATTCGTAAGACTATTCAGAAGCAAATTCGCATTCATAACAAATATATTTATCGCTATGATAGAGTTACACAAGCCGTTGAATGGATACAAGACAACTTCTATCTAACTACTGGTAACCTGATGAAAATTGAGCTACTTCCAACACAAAAATGGTGGTATGAGTTAATGTTAGGCTATGATATGGTAGATGAAAAAGGAATTCAGGTCAACCTAGTTAATGAGATTTTTCTTAATTTAGGCCGTGGATCAGGTAAGTCAAGTTTAATGGCTACGCGCGTGCTTAACTGGATGATTTTAGGCGGACAATATGGCGGAGAGAGCTTAGTTATTGCATACGATAATGCACAGGCTAGACACGTATTTGACCAAGTTCGGAATCAAACGGAAGCAAGCGATACATTGAGAGTGTACAATGAAAACAAGATTTTCAAAAGTACAAAACAAGGGCTAGAGTTTACTTCCTTTAAAACCACTTTCAAAAAGCAAACAAATGATACTTTGAGAGCGCAAGGTGGTAACAGTTCACTTAATATATTTGATGAAGTCCATACCTATGGCGAAGATATAACAGAGTCAGTCAATAAAGGTTCACGACAAAAACAAGATAACTGGCAAAGTATTTATATCACTTCTGGCGGACTTAAACGAGACGGTTTATATGATAAACTTGTTGAACGCTTCAAATCAGAAGAAGAATTTTACAATGATAGGTCGTTCGGTTTACTTTATATGCTAGAAAATCATGAGCAGGTCAAAGATAAAAAGAATTGGACTATGGCTTTACCTCTTATTGGTCATGTTCCTAAGTGGTCAGGAGTTATTGAGGAGTACGAACTTGCGCAAGGCGATCCAGCGTTACAGAATAAGTTCTTAGCGTTTAATATGGGCTTGCCTATGCAGGACACGGCTTACTACTTCACTCCGCAAGATACTAAACTAACAGACTTTAATTTATCTGTGTTTAATAAAAATAGAACTTATGTCGGAATTGACCTATCCTTAATTGGCGATTTAACCGCTGTATCGTTCGTTTGTGAGTTAGAGGGTAAAACTTACAGCCACACACTTACATTCTCTGTACGGTCGCAATATGAGCAACTAGACACAGAACAGCAAGAGCTATGGACTGAATTCGTTGACAGAGGCGAACTAATCTTACTTGATACGGAATACATTAATGTAAATGACTTAATACCATATATTAATGACTTTAGAACTAAGACAGGGTGCAGACTTAGAAAAATCGGATACGACCCAGCTCGCTATGAAATTTTAAAAGGGCTGATTGAGCGTTATTTCTTTGACAAAGACGGAGACAACCAAAGGGCAATTCGACAAGGTTTCTCAATGAACGACTACATCAAGTTATTAAAATCTAAGTTAGTGGAAAATAAACTTATCCATAACCAAAAAGTCATGCAATGGGCTTTAAATAATACTGCTGTTAAAATCGGTCAAAGTGGGGATTATATGTATACTAAAAAACTTGAAAAAGATAAAATTGACCCTACTGTTGCTTTGACAATGGCTCTAGAAATGGCGGTGTCAGATGAAGTATAACGTTGATACAGTCCGAGAAAGTGGTTGGTACAATAAAAAAGAATGGTTGGCAGTCCGTGATTATGTTAGACAACGTGACAAAATGACTTGCGTAAGATGTGGTGCATTCGGTGCTAAAAAATACGAAGTAGACCATATTGTAGAACTAACGTGGGAAAACCTTGATGATTGGAATATAGCACTAAACCCTGATAACCTACAACTCCTTTGTAAGTCTTGCCATAACAAGAAAACAGGCGAGTATAAACGAGGGAAAGGCGTTAGTTTATGGTAGAAAGGGGAAAAATTGAACTTATTCGGAAAAGTGGTATCATTTTCACGTGGAAAGCTAAACAATGATACTCAAAGAGTTACAGCATGGCAAAATGAAGCGGTAGAATATACAAGTGCCTTTGTGACTAATATTCATAATAAAATCGCTAATGAAATAACAAAAGTAGAATTTAATCATGTTAAATACAAAAAATCTGATGTTGGTTCTGATACTTTGATTAGTATGGCAGGATCTGACTTAGATGAAGTCCTCAATTGGAGTCCTAAGGGCGAACGCAATAGCATGGACTTTTGGCGAAAGGTAATTAAAAAGTTGCTAAGTGCTCCCTATGTTGACCTGTACGCTGTATTTGATGATAACACAGGCGATCTATTAGACTTACTATTTGCTGACGATAAAAAAGAATATAAACCTGAAGAATTAGTAAGGCTTACCAGTCCTTTTTATATCAATGAGGACACAAGTATTTTAGATAATGCTCTAGCTAGTATTCAAACTAAGCTGGAACAAGGTAAATTGCGTGGCTTATTGAAGATTAATGCTTTCCTTGATATTGATAATACACAAGAGTATCGAGAAAAAGCCTTAACAACAATAAAGAACATGCAAGAGGGTTCGAGTTACAATGGTTTGACACCAGTTGATAACAAGACGGAAATTGTAGAACTTAAAAAAGATTATTCCGTTTTAAACAAAGATGAAATTGACCTTATTAAATCGGAACTTTTGACAGGTTACTTTATGAATGAAAATATTTTGCTTGGTACTGCTACGCAAGAACAACAAATTTATTTTTACAACTCTACTATCATTCCTTTACTGATTCAACTTGAAAAGGAACTGACTTATAAACTGATTTCAACAAACCGCAGACGAGTAGTTAAGGATAATTTATATTATGAACGCATAATCGTAGATAACCAGCTATTCAAGTTTGCAACTTTGAAAGAATTAATTGACTTGTATCATGAAAATATTAACGGTCCTATTTTTACACAGAATCAACTTCTTGTTAAAATGGGCGAGCAACCAATTGAGGGTGGAGATGTTTACATAGCTAACCTTAATGCAGTTGCCGTTAAAAACCTAAGTGACTTACAAGGCAGTAGAAAGGACGTAACAAGCACAGATGAAACTAATAACCAATAGTGCTGAAATTAAAGTAACTGAAAACGAGGACGGTTCTAAGTCGTTCCAAGGCATTGGTTCAGAAGTTGGCGTAGAGAACCTTAACGGTATTATCTTGACACCTAACTGCATTGAGTTTGCTAGAGAACGATATCCATTGCTATATGAACATGGTACTGGATCTAGTGAAGTAATTGGGGACGCAAAAGTCTATTATGATTTAGCTTCTAATAAATACCTGACTGACTTTACGCTTTACGACAATGCACCAAACATTAACAAAGCTGTGGAAAATGGAGCGTTTGATTCACTATCAATTGCCTATTACATTACAGATTATGAGTTTAATGAAAATGATGCTCTAGTTGTAAATAAAGCACAGTTTAAAGAGATTTCTCTTGTTTCAGTACCAGCTGACCCTAACGCAAAGTTTATTCAAAATGCATTGGGCGAAGAACTCACAAAAGAACGTAACAAAATTATTGAAAGCCGTAACGCTTTGAAAGAAATTGAGGATATCAAAAAGAAATATGAATAAACCTGATTTAATCGAAAAACAGAACCGCTTGGCAGAACTTAAAGAAAATAACGTATCTTTAAAATCTCAAATTAGTGGCTTTGAAGTAAAAAATGCAATTGAAGACTTGCCAAAAGTACAAGAATTGGAAAAAACACTTTCAGAAAATTCAATTGAAATTATCAAAATTGAGAATGAACTTAACGCACAGGAAGAAAAACCAAAAGGAAAAGATAAAATGACAAACTTTATTGAATCACAAAACGCTGTAACAGAATTTTTTGATGTATTAAAAAAGAACTCTGGAAAATCAGAAATTAAAAACGCTTGGAACGCAAAACTTGCTGAAAATGGTGTAACTATCACAGACAAAACTTTTGAGCTTCCACGTAAATTGGTTGAATCAATCAATACAGCTTTGCTAAATACTAACCCAGTATTCAAAGTATTCCATGTTACAAATGTTGGTGCTTTGCTTGTATCACGCTCATTTGATTCAGATAATGAAGCCCAAGTCCACAAAGACGGACAAACAAAAACAGAGCAGGCAGCCACACTCACTATTGATACTCTCGAACCTGTAATGGTTTATAAATTGCAATCACTTGCTGAACGTGTTAAACGACTTCAAATGTCATATTCTGAACTTTACAACTTGATTGTAGCAGAACTTACACAAGCTATTGTAAACAAAATTGTTGACCTTGCTCTTGTTGAGGGAGACGGAACAAACGGCTTTAAATCAATTGACAAAGAAGCAGATGTCAAAAAAATCAAAAAAATTACTACAAAAGCCAAATCAGCTGGCAAAACTCCATTTGCTGACGCTATTGAAGAAGCGGTTGACTTTGTTCGCCCTACTGCTGGACGTCGTTATTTGATTGTTAAAGCAGAAGACCGTAAAGCCTTGTTAGATGAGTTACGTCAAGCAACTGCAAATGCTAACGTTCGCATTAAAAATGATGATACTGAAATTGCTTCTGAAGTTGGAGTAGATGAAATTATTGTCTATACAGGTTCAAAAGCACTCAAACCTACTGTATTGGTAGACCAAAAATATCACATTGACATGCAAGATCTTACAAAAGTTGATGCCTTTGAATGGAAAACTAACAGCAACATGATTTTGGTAGAAACACTAACAAGCGGTCATGTTGAAACTTATAACGCTGGTGCAGTAATTACAGTTTCATAAGAATAAAATGGAGGAAGTAAATGATAGATTATATTAAGGTCTATTGTGGTATTCCGATTTTAGTAACAGCTTATGATAGTAAACTTATCTTATTCCGTTCAATAGCTATTAAATTGCTGGAAAAAAATGGTATTAAAGCTGACGAAACAAGCGTATTAGTTAAAGACTTTATTGCTTCTTATTGTCGGCTTAATATTGTTGATGAACCAGCAGAACAATGGCGAAATGCTGAAATGAAACGTCTGGCTTCTTTGCAAGAGTTAATGTATTATGGAGGTATTTGATGATATTTTCACAAGTTACATTGCAAGTTGAAACGACTGTTAAGAAGAAAAACGGTGCGGAAGACAATGTTATAAAGCCTATTATTTTACCAGCAGTTAAACAGAGAATTAATCAGTCAAGATTAGATGAGTTTTCTATGATTGGGCTAGGTAAAAACGTAAGATACGAGCTTAACGGAATCGGAGAAATGGAAGACTTGATTTTCAACTATTTCTTGGACGAAAAAGGCGAAACTTTCAAACGTACAACATGGGAAAGAAACCCTAAAAATAACAAGATGATTTTAGAAGGAGTCGTGAGTAACGGGATATGAATGAATTCGATTCTTATATAGATTGGTACAACAATTTACTTACAATGCCTTTAAATGACGTTATTTTAGGCGTTAAGGACACGATAGAAGACAAGACGGTATATTTATCACTTAGTAACTCAAAGGTCATTAAAATGGATAATACGAGCTTTGTCATGGGTTATTATTATCAAGTTGTTTTATCTGTTAAAGATGTTGACGATGAACTTGTCGGACTTGTCGGAAATGTTTTACAAAACGGTTGGAATATGACGAACTGGTCAGAGAATAGCCATTTGTACAATTATACTGGTACTGTTTATTTGCCTTGTGGTGCAGGTGGTCAAGCATGGCAATGAATTTACTTAATACATCAACCATAGCTAAAGAAATGCAAACTAAAGTAACAGAACGCATGGGCGATTGGTTTGAAGCAGAGTTTAAAGCGAAGGCTAATAGCGCAAGACGAAGAACTAGATTAATCAGAAGCCATGGTCATACCTATACTTATGCTAGATACCAAAATACTGGTCAATTGTCAAGTAACTTAAAGCAAGTTAAAAAAGGCGATAAAGTAGTAGTTAATGCAGGTACTAGGGCTAATTATGCTAGTGGTTATCATGGTATGTATTTCTTGGTTGAAAAAAAAGGTATGCAAGACGTTAAAACAACATTGAAAAAAGGCGCTATTTATGCTAATTCAATGAAATTATAAAAGTAGAAAGTGGCTTAATTACATTTGATTGAAATTAACAATAATGGTATTTTTTAATGAGTTTAGATAATTTTAGAAATAGAACGATTATATGGGATACGGTTAATAAAGACTTCCCTCAACCAATTCAAATAATGCAAGGCGATGTCAATGCAAGAACTTTGTTAATTAAAATAGTTGATAATGGAGTTGAAATTGACTTAACAGGTCATTCTTTAAAACTTACATATCAATATACTAATAGCAGTAATTCCGGTTTTGTTATGGTTCCTCCTGAAAACTTAACTAAAGGAGAGTTTATTTTGGTAATTCCTACTGAAATGACAACAACTGGAGTTATTGAAGCGAACTTGGTTCTTCTCAATGAAGACAAAGAGCAAGTTATTGTCAGTAAGAATTTAACATTTATATCAGATAATTCTACAGTTACAGATTTAGCTCAAGAAGTAAATAATAAGATTGATGATTTCACTAAATTATTATTGGAAAATATGCCACAAGTAATGCGTAGTGAGTTGAATGACTTACGTGCTCAAACTGATTCAAACAAGAGCAATATTGAGCTTAAGGCAAATTTAGCTGATATGACGAGCTTACAAAGTGCAATGACAGAGCTTAAAAATGAAGTAGAAGCATTTGGTATTAGTCATGAAAATTTAGTCACTATAAAGTCGCTATTAGACGCAATCGCAAGTAACGCCAGTGAATCCGAAGTAGTTGAACTAATAAATTCGGTAAAGGTTTTAACAAGTAACATTTCTCTGATGAGTAATGGAGATTATTCCCCTAAAGCTAATCAAACAGATTTAGAAAGTTTACAGCATACTGTTAATGACCATTCGGCAACCATTTCAGCAAAGGCTAATCAAACAGACTTGAACAACTTACAAGCCGATGTCAGCAGGCAAGGTATTGCAATTTCAGAAAAAGCTGAACAAACAGATTTATCAACAACAAATAAAAATGTAACAACTGCTCAAGAAACAGCAAATAAAGCTGAAAGTGAAGCCAAAAATGCAATGGCAAAGGCTACCGAAGCACAAACAAACAGTTTACCAATTAATGGCAATGCAGTTAGTTCAAGTAAACTGGCAACAGCTAGAAAACTTGGGGTAAATCTTCAAGCCTCAGCATTTCAAAACTTTGATGGGACTGCTGATGTAACTAATATCGGAGTTTCAGGGGTGCTTCCTATTGCTAACGGAGGTACGTCAACAAGTGACGGAGTTATAAACACAATAGCCTATTCCAACAGTGCTGACGGAACGGACGACTTCACGACTGTCTATCCGAATTTTAATTTGATAAACAGTACTAAAGATTTTAGTGGGCAGTGGATATATTCAGAACTTTCGACTGATGACGGAACATATAAAGGCTTGACGGTTAAAAAACGAACTGATATATGGGGCGGTATTTTTAAAATATTTACAGTTTCCAAAAATTCCGATTACACATTTTCTAGTTTTGTTAAAGGGGCTGGTATAGGTACTAAATTTGTAAGAGTTGTAATTATTAATGGGGTAGAAAAGCATAGCCTAGAAAAAACTTGGGATTCTGCTTTTAGTTGGACAAGAGATTCAATTACTTTTTCAACTAAAGATATAAAAGTAGGCGATCAAATCGCTATAAGCTATAATATTTCAGTATTGGGCACAAATCCAGTAATATGGAATGCTGGTCATAAGTGGGAAGAGGGTTCAACCGCTACTCCATACATGCAATCAGCTAACGAAGTCACGGTTGCAGATTATCCGAAGTATGTAGGTTTTAGTAATAGCATTAAACCTAATAAGAAAAGTTCTGATTACAAATGGTTACCAATGGGGTTAGTATCAATTGATAGGGCTACTGGCTCACTCAAGCCTGCGGTTATAGGCATTGACTATGCTCAAGCTCACCCGGTTGGCTCGGTAGTCTCAAATAACTCAATTTTATCATCAGGATATTCTACCGGAACATGGGAAAACATCGGTTCAGCAGTAATTGGTTCAACAACAATATTTTATTGGGAACGCACTGCATAAAAAATAAAAAGGAAAATAAAAAATGAAATTAGATTATAACTCACGTGAGATTTTCTTTGGTAATGAAGCTCTAATCGTAGCTGATATGGCTAAGGGAAGTAGCGGAAAACCAGAGTTCACCAACCACAAAATCGTAACTGGTTTAGTATCGGTTGGTTCAATGGAAGACCAAGCGGAAACTAATAGCTATCCAGCTGATGACGTACCAGACCATGGAGTTAAAAAAGGCGCTACCTTACTTCAAGGCGAAATGGTATTTATTCAAACAGATCAAGCGCTTAAAGAAGATATTTTAGGTCAACAAAGAACAGCGAATGGCTTGGGTTGGTCTCCTACTGGTAATTGGAAAACGAAATGTGTTCAGTACCTAATTAAAGGGCGCAAACGTGATAAAGTTACAGGAGAGTTTATTGACGGTTACCGTGTAGTCGTTTATCCTCATTTGACACCAACAGCAGAAGCAACAAAAGAATCAGAAACAGATTCAGTTGACGGTGTAGACCCTATCCAATGGACTTTGGCAGTTCAAGCAACCGAGTCAGATGTTTATTTGAATGGAGATAAAAAAGTTCCTTCTATTGAGTACGAAATTTGGGGAGAACAAGCTAAAGACTTTGCCAAGAAAATGGAAAGCGGACTGTTCATCATGCAACCTGATACAGTTCTAGCTGGTGCAATTACACTTGTAGCTCCTGTTATTCCTAATGTAACTACTGCTACAAAGGGTAATAATGACGGAACAATCGTAGTGCCTGACACTTTGAAAGATTCTAAGGGTAGAACTATAAAAGTAACATCAGTGATTAAGGACGCACATGGAAAAGTAGCAACAAACGGACAACTTGCTCCAGGTGTCTATATCGTAACGTTCTCCGCTGACGGTTATGAAGATGTTACCGCAGGAGTTTCAGTAACTGACCATTCATAAGACTACAAACGCAACAATCTGAAAAACTAATTAAGTAAAGGAATATATAAATGGCAAAACAATTAAGTACAGCACGTAAATTTAAAATGATTACAGGGAAAGACCTTTTCCAGCAACAAAAAGCAATGGATACAGAGCTTAAGAAAGAGGATGGAGAAATTACTGATGTAATGGAGTTTGTTCAATATGGACTATACTTAGCTCTTTTTCAAGATAATATTGTAAAAGCTAAAAGCGACTTCTCAGACTTCCGTTCTAGCTTTGAGTTCGATACTGACGGTAAAGGACTTAAAGAACTCGTTGAACTGTGGCAGAAAGAAATTTAATGAGCTGAAAGGACTGTAAATGATTCTAAAACATGCTATTAGATACTTAGAACTTACTGGTTCAGACTTTATTACAGATTTGAAAGACTTTGCAGACCTACAAAATTCTTTTGTCGCTGGATATATTCCCGATGACTTTACAGAGCAAATGGAGAGCTTTACAGACAAGTTATTGATACTTTGGGTAGATTGTAACGGAGGAATGCAAAACGCCTTAGATGATAAAACAGAGCTTCCTACAACTAACGAGTTAATCAATATCTTCTGTAAAACTGTTTTTATTAAAGAAAAAGAGGAAACGGAAGACGATACAGTCTTCTTTTCTTCTAGTTCATTGATTAAGAAAAAGAAAGATACTGTAAGGGAAAATAAAACTTTAGAACTTTTGACTGTTTTAGGCAATAATGAAATTGATATAACACAGTTCATGGAAATGGAACTAGAACTTGTTTATAAAATAATCGAACTTATTGCAGAGAAAAAGAAAGAGGAAAAAGAAAAAGAGAAAAGGCGTAAAAGAAAGGGTATATAATGGCAAGTAATGCAACATTTGAGGTCGAGATATACGGTAATACAACGAGATTCGAGAACTCACTTAAAGGCGTTAATACCGCAATGTCAGGGCTTAGAGGAGAAGCTAAAAACTTACGTGAAGCTCTAAAACTTGACCCCACAAATACCGATAAAATGGCGCAATTGCAGAAGAATTTACAAACGCAGTTGGGCTTGTCACGTGACAAAGCAACAAAATTAAAAGAAGAACTTTCTACGGTTGATAAAAGCTCACCAGCAGGTCAAAAGAAATGGTTACAACTTACTAGAGACTTAGGCACAGCAGAAACACAAGCTAACAGGCTAGAGGGCGAAATAAAGCAAGTCGAGAGCGCTATTAGTTCAGGCTCTTGGAACATTGAAGCTAAAATGGATACTAAGGGCGTTAATAGCGGAATTGACGGCATGAAGTCACGCTTTAGTGGTCTTAGAGAGATTGCTGTTGGTGCATTCAGGCAAATCGGTGCAAGTGCTATTAGTGCTGTTGGTAATGGTTTAAGAGGCTGGGCGTCTGACGCAATGGATACCCAGACAGCCATGATCGCCTTAAAGAACACGATGAAATTCAAAGGTAATGGAAAAGATTTTGACTATGTAAGCAATTCTATGCAGAAACTCGCTAGAGATACAAACGCAAATAGTGAAGATACTTTAAAACTTTCAACAACATTTATCGGTTTAGGTGATAGTGCTAAGTCAGCAGTTGGTAAGACGGAAGCATTAGTAAAAGCTAACCAAGCGTTTGGTGGTACTGGGGAAGACCTTAAAGGTGTCGCACAGGCTTATGGTCAAATGTCAGCTTCTGGCAAGGTTACTGCTGAAAATATTGGGCAACTAACTGATAACAATACCGCTCTTGGTGCTTCTTTAAAAGATACTATAATGAAAATGAATCCCTCATTACAGCAATATGGTTCATTTAATGAAGCTGTTTCGGCTGGTGCTGTCTCAATGGATATGCTCGATAAGGCTATGCAAAAAACAGCAGACGGTTCAAGCGGTGCTACAAAGACTATAAGGGACACTTGGGCTGGCTTTAATGAAGATATGTCGCAAGCATTGCTTCCTACACTTGATACTTTAACTCCTGTTATCAATGCTATAATTGATAAAATGGGTGAGTGGGGTAAAGGTGCTGGTAAAGCCATTGATAGCATTGTTAAGTATGTCAAAGAAATGTGGGGAGCGTTAGAAAAGAATGGCGCTTTAAGTTCTTTCTCTAAAATTTGGGACGGTTTAAAATCAACTTTTGGTTCAGTTTTAAGTATAATCGGACAACTAATAGAATCATTTGCTGGTGTAGATTCAAAAACTGGCGAAAGTGCAGGCTCTGTGGAGGATGTAAGTAAAACTATTGCTAATTTGGCAAAAGGTTTAGCCGACGTCATAAAGAAAATCGCTGATTTTGCAAAGAAATTTAGTGAGAGTAAAGGAGCAATTGATACTTTAGAATCGTCTTTAGTAGCCTTAACAGCAGGTTTTGTAGCTTTTAAAATCGGTTCTGGAATAGTTACTGCTATTGGTATTTTCAAAAAGTTACAAACAGCAATTCAAGCAGGAACAGGAGTAATGGGTGCTTTCAATGCTGTTATGGCTATAAACCCATTCGTAGCTCTTGGTATAGCGATCGCAGCGGTTGTTGCTGGTTTAGTTTATTTCTTCACTCAAACCGAAATAGGTAAAAAGGTTTGGGCTAGTTTTGTGGACTTCTTAAAGAGCTCATGGGACGGCATAGTTACATTCTTTAGCGGTATGGGTCAATGGTTTTCTGATATATGGAATGGAGCAGTTGACGGAGCTAAAGGCATTTGGCAAGGCTTAGTTGATTGGTTCAGCGGAGTTGTGCAAGGTATTCAAAATATTTGGAACGGAATAACAACATTCTTTACCACCTTATGGACGACTGTTGTTACTGGAATTCAAACAGCATGGGCTGGAGTTACAGGTTTTTTCACAGGGCTATGGGACGGAATAGTAAATATCGTTACAACTGTGTTTACGACTATCTCAAATTTAGTAACAGACGCTTATAACTGGTTTGTTACAACTTTCCAACCTTTAATTAGTTTTTATCAATCTATATTTAATCTGATTGGTTCAATAATCAACTCAGCTTTTCAACTCATCTTGGCTATAATTCGAGGTGCTTATAAATTAGTTCTTAATGCATGGCAAGGTCTATCAGCTTGGTTTGGTGGAATATTTAACGCTGTTAGGTCAGTAGTTTCAACAGTATTTAGTGCTATTGGTGGCTTTGCTGTTTCAACCTGGAACGTAGTTATGTCAGTATGGAGTGCTATTTCTGGTTTCTTTAGTAGCATATTTAATTCGGTTCGTGGTGTAGTTAGTGGAGTATTCGGTTCTTTTGGAGGGTTCGCCTATAATGCTTACAATGCAATAACAGGAGTATTTAGAGGGCTTGGTAGCTTCTTTAGTGGACTATTTGGAGGAATCAGGAACACGATAAACAGCGCACTAGGCGGAGTTACGAGTACAATTAACCATATATCAGGAGCTATTAATGGTATCGCTGGTAAGCTAGGCGGACTGTTTAAGGGTTCAATGGTAGTAGGCTTAACAGATGTCAACTTATCTTCTAGCGGTTACGGTCTAAACACTAACAGCGTAACAAGCGACAATAGAACATATAACACATTTAATGTCCAAGGCGGTGCTGGTCAAGATGTTTCTAACTTAGCACGTGCAATCAGACGAGAATTTGAACTAGGGAGGGCTTAATGGTAAGACAGTATAAAATACATACCAACTTAGACGGAGCAGATGATAAAGTTTTGGACGTCACAAATGGAAAAGTTAGACTTTACCAGCCCTCTAATTTGGGCTTACAATCAACTAATAATATTTGGCAAAGTAACGGTGTAGGAGTAATGGGAACACGCTCAATTACACAACCACAAATAGAGTTTAAGCTAGAAACGTTTGGCGAAAGTTTAGAAGAAAATTATCGATTAATGAAAGACTTTATAAACGATATTCTTAATCAAAAATTCATTACACTTGAATATCAAACCGAGATTTTTCAGGTTTATGCTGATTTAGCTTTAGCAGATGTCACTAAAACAGAGGGTTATGGCAAAAACGGAACTTTCAGCGAAAAGATAACATTTGATATCATCACAAAGTGGTACACTTACGAAAATCTAACTTTTGATATGATTCAAAATGGTCAAGTTATTGCTGGTAAGTCTAAAATTTATGGCGGATATAAAGGAAGTGAAACAGCTCTACAAAACTATAATAGACTAAAAGCAAGTCCTTCTTTGAATTTACCTAATTTGAACTTATTGTCAGGAACAAGCACTAAGGTAGTTCAAGCCACCCATTGGAATATGCAAGTTGCTGATATTAAATACGACAAAAGTCTTGGTGGGGATTTATGTGCGTCTGTGATGATTAACAATGCTGACCATGCAAGTGTTTTATCCAGAGGGTTAGCACGTATTAATATACAAACTTTTGACCAAAGCGGGAAAATTTTGGCATCAGTTGATGGAAATGAGATTGCCTATGATTCTGATGGCCTAAGTCAGTGTCATATAAGCATTGATGATAATATAGCAAGCGTCAAAGTGGTTATTTTTACAAATAACATGCTCGAAAACGCATTTTATTCACGACTAAAATTAGAACAAGGAACAACCGCCACTCCTTGGCTGCCTTCAGCTAGTGAAATCACAACTGGGGATATAAGTGAATATTTTGGATATAATTATATAGCAAATCAAGCCTATACTTATTATGGAGAAAGCAATATAGACCGTTTAAGTCGTTGGGATATAAAAGACGAAATATTTAGTTTTATGGGAATATTATATCCGAAACTACCTAAAACACCTACTGGAATTAGATTTTTAGACGATATTGGAAATGAATATACCGCAATTGTATTTAAGACGGGACAGTTGCAAAACTATATTTTAATCAATACAGATGTAAATGATGAAATTTATCAAGGCTGGAACGGTACAACTCCATTGAATCTATTCCCTGTAATGGACTTCGAGAGATACAGAACTCGTATAATTGAAAAAGGCCAAATGGAGCTAATCAACTTAAGTAAGGCAGAGTTTAAAATCAAGAGAAAGGCGGACTTCGTTTAATGTTAGAAGCTAATGTTTATGATAACTTTAACCCTAACTATTATAATATATCTGATTTTAATCTTCCTAATGGTAAAAAAGAAAAAAGAGGGCTGCCAATACCAAAGGCAAGATGTCAAGTTATTAACTATGAATTGTGGGAGACCGGTTATCTTTACACTTCATCGGCTACATTGACCGTTTCAGTAGAAGTTGGGGATATTGTTCAAATTCTTTTTCCTGAAGTTGTTCCGATAGAAGAAGCTCTAGGTCAAAAGAAAAAACTAAACTTAGATATGGTTTACCTTGTTACGAGTGTAGATGAAAGCAATAAAGCCACGTTAAAGAACTATTTTTGGGCAATGATTGAAAGCCTAGATGTTCCTAACGCAATAACTAAAACGACAAATTTGGCTATCATTGATTATTTAATTGACCCTAATAAAAACAATTTAATGAGTTATGGTTATTTCTTTAATTCAAGTATTTTCGCTGGAAAGGCTACAATTAACAGAAAAGCGGAAACTTCATCAGCTCATGACGTAGCTAAAAGGATATTTTCCAAGGTTCAATTTCAACCAACTACAACCATTCAACATGCTTCATCTGAAACAGACCCTAGAAACTTGTTATTCATTAACTTCGCTTCTAGGAGCTGGAATAGAAATAGAATAACGACAAGGGTAGATATTAAACAAAGTGTAGCAATGGACACGGAAACAATAGTAGAACGTTCAGCTTATAATTTTGCTGTTGTGTTCGTTAAAAGCTCAAATACAGATGACTATAAAGACCCTCCTAAAATGTATACAGCCAAAAACAACGGCGATGTCATTGATTATAGCACTTATCATGGAGACGGAACAGACTTGCCAGATGTAAGAATAGCTAAAACATTGTTTTATGATAGAGATGACCACGGAAACCCTCCAGACATATCTACTATTAAAGCAGAAATTTCACCCTCTACTATCGTCACAAGGTTAATATTTAATCAAAACGAACTTTTGCCTTTGTATGTTAATGACTTAGTAGATATATGGTACGAAGGTAAACTGTATTCAGGTTACATAGCAGATAGAGTTAAAACAGAGTTCAATGATAGACTTATTTTTGTAGAAAGTGGAGACAAACCGAATGTTATATGAGTATGTAGCCACTTATGGCGACAAATATAGAATAGATAGCTTTAAAGGGTATAGAGAGCTTCGTAAAGACCACTTAGAACTATTGTCAGGTAAAGTATACTATAATAGCGAAAACACGCTTAGAATTGAAACTACACTCTTTTATGAAGTTGGTCAATTTGTATCAATTGGTGGTTATCCTTATGGCGGTAGAAAATTTAGATTATTAGAGCTATCAATTACTGATAACCCAGTTTTAGATAAAGCAAAGATAATTTCAAGAAAGGTTAAAAATGACAATTAAAAATTTCACGTTTTTCAGTCCAAATGGCACAGAGTTCCCAGTCGGTTCAAATAATGACGGAAAGCTATATATGATGTTGACAGGAATGGACTATGGAACTATCAGGCGAAAAGACTGGTCAAGTCCATCAAATACAGCCCTTAACGTGCAATATACTAATACTTCAATTATTGCAGGCGGGAGGTATTTTGAACTATTAAACGAAACAGTAGCTTTAAAGGCTAATTCTGTCAACTATATTCATGCAAACATTGACTTAACTCAAACCACTAGTCCTGTAAATTTATCAGCTGAAACCATAAATAATAGCAACCGAACCGATATAAACAATAATTCTGGTGTACTGAAAGTTTTGATAGATATTATAACAACCAGCGCAATAGGAGTTATAAAAGCCGAAAAACCGAAACAAGTAACAAGTTTAGACGAAGTAACGGCGAATAACGTAATAGCCGAAAATAATATAACCACAAATACATTGATAGTAAAAGGTGTGAAAGGGCAACGTTCAGCACAAGTTCAAACACCTACTGTTTATGCATCAATTACAGGTACAGCACTAGAGGGATTTCTTTTATATCGTAATGTTAACGTGGTAATAGGAAACTTTTCAGATATTACTGTATCTGGTGATATTCCTGGCGCTGGTGCTATAATTGGCTGGATTAATGATAATGATTTCAAGCCACAACACACACAAAAATTCTCAATGTATACTCGATTTGGAAAGAGAGTGGTGTTAAGCGTTGACCCAGGTGGAGCTTTTAGAAACTGGGGAGACCCAATTTCAAAAGGAGACGAGATATATGGCGGAGTTTTTTGGATATGTAAAGGAACAGAGGGAGGTCTCGGTAGTTAATGGCAATAAATAAATATACTTTTTTCAGCCCTAATGGCAATGATTAACACAGGTCACGGACGAAGTGCTTTTATAATTAGAATTGGAAACACCGTTACAATTACAATTCAAAATAAGTACTCTTCTGCACCAGCTAACGGTTCATGGCAGAGAGGAATTGGTACTTTACCATTAGGTTTTCGCCCAGCAACGGAAGTATTAATTTATAACCATGATTTAACTATCCCTTCGAAATTTTCTTGGAATTTACTGCAGACAAATGGGGTTATTGATTTGTTTAGCACTGGGAATATAAAAGAAACCGATTATATATTAACTAGCGGACAATTCTGGATAACTAAAGATAAGCTACCAGAATAAATAAAATAACAAAATAGAAAGCAAAATAAAATGGTAACTAGAATGATTTTAATAACTATCTTAATTTTGGCGATTCTTTTCGCTACGTGGGTCAAAGATAGAGAAGCGATGAACCCACCTTTCAAACGTAGACTTGTGATTGATTTGACGGTAGTCTTCGCGCTATGGGTTTTATATGCAGTCTTTTACTTTACACAAACACCCTCAACTTCTGATATCGCTAAAACAGTGATTGACGTAGGCTTGTTGTACTTCGTAGGACAATTTATTTACTTAATCGCAAAAATTAGCCCTATGTTTGACGGTTTGGTTAAACTTATTAAAAAGAATGGTGTAAGTATTCCTGAAGCGGAAGAAGAACAAACGGAGGATAAAAAAGAATGAATATAACTAACGCTGGCGTTCGTGGTCATAATCCTACTGGGGTTGTGATTCACAATGATGCAGGCTCAAATGGTGCTAACACTAATTTTTATAATGGGTGGTTACCTACGCATAACCCAGAAAATGGCTTTGCTCATGTTTATATCGCTTCGGACGGACGATTGCAGGCTTCCGACTTCTCTAATATGGCATACCATTGTGCTAACTCATACGGTAATGCAAATTACGCAAGTTGGGAAGTGTGCCAATCAGAGGGGGATTTGACCCAGTTCTTGAGAAATGAGCAAGCGGTACTAGATGACGTAGCTAAGTACATGAAACAATGGGGACTAACTCCTAATCGTGATACTGTGAAGCTACATCAGGAGTTATCATCTACTTCATGCCCTAGACGTTCCGTAGAGGCACATGGTGGCACGGTAGAAAGCTGTCGCTCATACTTTATCGCAGAACTAAATAAGCGCCTTACAGGGCAAACTAGCGCAATAGTAAACAATACACAAACAAATACAGAATTAGAGGACGATGATTTAATGAAATTTACATATCAAGTTAATACAAAAGACGGAAAACCAGCTGGCGGAGTATCCTACTTCAACGGAACAAAAGTAATTGGCTTAACTAATGGCGATCAATGGACTATCGTGAAACAAATTTATAAAGATACGACAGGGAAAGACCTTAAGCATTACGTTTGGAATGAGGGAGCGCCTTGGCACTTACGTTTCTTACAAGCCAATAACATCAAAGTTGAAATGGCACCGAACAAATAAAAAAGACCACCTTAATTGGTGGTTTTCTTTTGTAATTGAAGATATCCTACTTTCTATTTTTTAATTTATTGTTTTACCATGTCGCCCAAGCTGTTCCACCTGAACCTTGGTATATGCTTACAGCTTTGTCTAGATATTCTTGAGGACTTAAATTAGATACTTGCTCATGTACGCTTTGCATGATTTGAAGGTAACCCCAGCATGATAGTTCATTCTCAACATAAGGGTTTCCGCTAGATTCCTTGTAAATAACATCAAGCCATTTACTAGCACTTACTCCTGTCTTACTTGCTAGGTATTCACTAGCCTGTTCAGGACTTACGCTAGACCAATCCGTCCCAATAATGCCATTAGTTGCTTCGTTTGGTACAACTCTCTCATTTTCATATTCTCCACTAACTTCTTTCGTCCTTTCGGCTTCAAGTTGTTCTCTTTCGATTCTGTCAGCTTCGGCTTGTTTTTCTTCAATTGCTTTCGCCTTAGCTTGCTTTATATGCTCATATTTTGCTTTCTCTTGCGCTTTAAACTCTTGGTCATATAATTGTGCCACAATATCATTAAAGCCCTTATCCGCCCTTTTATGAGCCTTTTGAATCAATACGATACTTCTAGTTGTGTCATCTGTTAAAATAAAAATAATTATACTCCTTTTATATGGTTCAATTGCTTACCTGATTAATTGCTTCAATAATATTATTTCCAGCATTTATTAGAATTTCATCACTTACAATTACATTATTTCTTGAAAATAGTTCGTTCTCAATCTTCATAAAGTGCATTGATTTAGCTAAAAATTGAGCAGATGATTCATAGTATAATATTTCCAGTTCATCATCTGAAAGCTGTGTTAAATCATCATTAGCAAAAGTTGTGAGTTTTCGCTTAATTTCTTTACCATTGTCATCTTCTTCTATGTAGTAACGCTTCATCTATTCATTCCTTTAATTTCAAATTTTTCAATAATATACCTTTTAGAACCAAGCTCAAATGTGATTAGATAATTATTGAAAGGGTCATTCTTGTTCAAGTCATTCGCAATCTTTCTAGCTGTTTGCTGTGGATATTTTGAACTATTAATTTCACTTGTGTACTTGTGTAAGATTATCTCATTGCCTCCCTTTGCATTCTACGCTTCAATCGTTGCTTATACAGGTATTCTTTGCTTGGCTTTAAGCTATATAATAACTCATCTAGTAAGTCCATGGCTTCTCCGCCTGTTCCTAAATTATTCATTTTTTTAAGTGTAAGCTCGTGCATTTCATCATCATTGAAAAACATAGTGAGATAAGGGAATGCTACGGTATTCGGTAGGCTCAAGCGTGATTTAGTTGTATGTAGTTTAGGAAATTTACCTGTTTCAGCTTTAATTTTTAACTCAAGCTGTGCGATTCCTATACCTTGTTCTTTTAGTACGCTAGTGATTCTTTCATATAATTCTTCGTTTGTCATTATGCTATAACCTCAATTATTTCTGTATACTTTTTAACTTCATATTTTTGTTCTTCTGGAAGCAATTCATTCCATTTTAAAGCCTCTTTTTTGTCATAAAACTTACGTGATTTAATTTCTTTTTCCAATATCCAAGATACTGTGTAGTATGTAAATTCATCTTTCATTATCCAATTACTCCTGTCTTTATATTTAGTCTTTGCTGACTTGATAAGTGATATAAATTGCACCACTTGCAGTGATAAGCTCTAACTGGTATCTTACCAGCTTTCTTTTTATTATGCTGTGCATTTGCTATTGAATATAAAGCACCCATTTTTGTGTATTTGCGTTTCTTACACATAATCTAACCACTCCTTAATCGTAAATAATTCAAAGCCATTTAGTTTGCTTTGTTTTTCAATTTCTACTTGATTTCTATCTAGGTCTATCAGCAGTTCAATTACAGGTCTACCATTATCAAGCCACCTGATGACTGTATTAGCTTTAAGTCCGAAATACTTAGCACATTGAGCCTTAGAACTAAAGTGTAGCTCTTCTTCCGTTGTAGGGTTATAAGCTACTACCTTTACAGCTTTTTGCATTGCCACTATTTAACCTCCTTTTCTATAATACTATGATATCAAAAAAAGTTCACACTGTCAAGCATAAACTTTATTTTCAATTATTCTTCGCCTTTCCATTGTTTGAAATCATCAGCTAGTTCTTGTGCAAAGCCCATAATATCGTCAGTAGTGTACTCTGTAAGCTTATTCTCGTTACTTAAGTTAGCCAGTTCGTTTGCATAGTCTAGAGCCTTGTTACGGTCTTTGTCGTAGCTTTCTCCCTCTTTCTTGCCAGCTCTCACTAGATACTTCAATACCTGCATTGTATACCACCCTACAAGCTCTTCATAGTTAAAATGATGTTTAAAGTATTCGTTAAGTTCCACACCGTATTCATTGGCATAGTGCTTATTTGTACCATAATTCATTAGATGTTACCTCCAAGCCATGTAATAAGCAACGTTGCAAGCATACCTATCCAAGTGATAGCGATAAGTGTAAAGCCGACACCTGCAACTATCATTAAAGTTTTTACTGTATCTTTCATTTTGTTCTCCTTAGTTTGATTGTCTGTATTTTTCCATTACTTTAGGGTATTTACTGACAAATTGCAATTGTTCTTGATGTAAACGACTTGACCAATGGAATAGTCTATCAATTTCAGCTAAAGTGCTCAACTTTTCGTACATCTCTTTAATGTAAAACTCTGCATTTCCTACTGATTTCCAATATGCTGATGTTCTAACTATATTCCCATTTTCAGCAAGTTTACTTGCGTTTATATCAGCCTTTTCTTTTTTCTTCATCAGGCTATCAATCTCTTTAAATATAATCTTTAACAATTTCACTTGATAGTTTTGTACTATTTCTTCGGCTGTCACTCTCCGCCCTCCAAATCATTAATTTCTTCTAAAGTGTCCCAACCCATGTCTGTTTTAAAACTTTTAACTTCTCTCTCTACTTGCGGTAAAGACGGGTCTGTTTGCATATAATCCCACCATTCAGAGCCATCATATTCCCCTCGTTTTATGATGAAATCTTTCCCTTTAATCATCAGGTTACATGCTATTTCTTGACCGCCAAAACCACTATCATAATTCGTTTTCTTCATCAATTCGAATGCTTTATTTGTATTAATTTTTGTCCTTGTACTACCAATATATTCAATATCGGCAATTGTTTTATCATGGAATGATAAAATTTCTACTGTTTCATCATATAAATTCATTTTTTGTTTCTCCTCTATTTATAACTTTATTCTATCAAATTGCTTTTACTTTGTCAATAATTAACTGTTCCTTATCTTTCTAGTTTGATAGAATTTATTCCATTTTTCAATAAGTTCCAGTAATTCAGGTTCATTATATTCTGTAAATAGTTCAACCTGTGATGTAAACCAGCAGTGTAGACAGCGATCGCAACTATAACAGATGTTCACGTATCCTCTACAATCTTTGCAAACTCCTAAGTCATTACTCGTTGGAATATCGAAGCAATGGCAATATCTTTTGTCGTTAAAGTATTTACTCATCTATTTACTTCCTTTCGTTTTAATCAGGTCAACTAATGCAAAAAAGCATATAGTCCAATTCCGACTAGTGCTATTATAATAACTTTACCAATTATTGATTCAACGTTCATTTATTTAGCTCCTTTATTCTATTCCTTATTATAAGCTATTTTCTTTTAATTATCAAGCGATAAATGCAATAGACCACTAATAAAATAATTGTTATTATAAATAGCGGCGGGATAAATACAGTTACAGTAAACCAAACAATAGAAACTAAAGTGTAGATCATGATTTTTAGTATTAGTTTACCAGCATGAGTTTCTTGAAAAGTTATATTCTCATCTAATGATGAATTATCTTCTGTTGAATTACCGTAAAATATTTTATCTTCATCTACTTCATATTGATTTCTACAATAATCACATTTACCATTAGTGAAGTTATGACTTCCGCAGGTTTGACATTCAACTAATTCCATTAGACGATACCTCCATAGTACAAGTTAGGGTATTTGGCAATCATTTTATTATTTATGAAATCAAAGTTTTCTTTCCAAAAGTCAGGTTTCAACCCATATAAACCAGTTATGTACTTCGTAGCATGGTCAAAATCTCCATTAATTTTATAAATTGTTTCAATTTTTTCAAGTGCTTTTTCTTTTGTCATTGTTTTACCTATTTCTTTAACTATATGTATTATTATATCAAAAAAACTCTAAGCTGTAAAGCCTAAAGTCTTATATGATATTATTGTTCTTTCAATTTATTCTTGAACCAAATGATTCGTTCTTTGAACCAAGCGTCAACTCCTTCAGGACGTAGCCATTTAGCTTGTTTTACTCCGTTCTTTTCCATAAACTCAAATACTTTTTTATGTGATGTTTGGTAGTCATCAATAAAGTCAACCAGTCCAAATTTAGAATTAAACTTACTAAACATTTCTAGTGTTTCGATGTAGCTATCTTTCAGAAGTTCCGTATCAAGCAGTTTTTGGGCTTTCTCTGCACGTTTAGCAAGTCGTTCGTTAGCTTGTTCCAGTTGTTCCTTTTGTCGCTGTAAGCTCAAATTATGGTTAATATAAGCAATTTGCTGTGCATGTCGTCCAAGTTTGCCTTGTGTATTAAGCTCGATCAGTTTAGCCATTCCCTCGCCAAGAATTTCATCAGCCACAAAGTTATATTTATATTTTTTATTTGTGTTGCGTACATAGTTGTCAAGCGTTTGTTTAATTTTAAGTTTTTTGTGTAGCTCTCTTAATGTTGTCAATTTAATACTCCCTCATATATTTTACCAAACTTTAAAGCGTTAATTTTAACTAACTGCTTCAAGTCTGATATAAATTGCTGTTCTCCGTCAAAGTCAAATGGCATTGATACGTTTTCCTTGATCCAAGTGAAAGCTCCGTCAAAGTCTTGTCTTAATAAGCTCATTTTATCCACGATGTCGATAATTTGCTCTCTCTCTTCTGCTGTGTACATGTAACCAACTTTCTAGAAAGGAAGTTCTGATTCATCGACTTCAATCGGTTCAGATTTTCCAAATAAGTCCTGTTTAGCTTGTGATTGACTATTGTTATCATTAGGGATAAACACTTTTTCAACAGTAGGGAAAACAAAGTTATAATTTACGTATTCGCCTGATTCCTTGGCTTGTACACGACCGCTGACCGTTACTGTGTCGCCTAATTGAATGAAGTCAGGCAAGAAAGCCGAACCGTAAGCAACTTTTACGTTAGAACCTTTTTCTTTCTCGAATAAAGGGACTGAAATAATTTTCTTGTCGCCTTTTGCTGTGCCTACTGTGCGTGTATTCTTTTCGTTTGCTTGTGCTGTAACTGTGATAATTGCCATTTAATTATTCCCCTTTTTCTGCTTCTTGCTGTGCTAACCAAATCGTCATGATGTCAGTAATTTCTTTTTTAGTCTTATTTTTCAAGCTGTCAATATTTTGGTATCCTAGTTGTTCAGCTCGTTTTATAAGTGGCTGAATCTCTCTAAGTCGTTGTTTTTCTGCTTCCAGCTCTTTTTGTTCTTCTGTTAAGTCAGGTAGGTCTTCGCCAGAATATATGTATAAACCAAGTCCAAACATAGCTAAGTTTTTAACTAAACAACGCATAATAGTTTTATTTACATCAAACATTGAAGCTGGTTCAACTGTTTTTTCTCCGAACTTAGTCTTATAAGTATAAGAATCAAACTTCATTGCCTTGTTAGCTCCGTCCATTACAGGAAGCCACATTTCATGTGTAATATCATCAACTGTAACAGAAGTAAATACCATAATGCCTAAAGAATTATCATATAGATATGGAACTAGTTTCCCTTTACCGTCATCAAATTTTTTAATCTCGTAAGTAGCATTAGGACAAACTTTTTTAAATTCAGCCCAAGCCCAAGACCAAGAAAGATAACTTAGTGAAGTTTTTCCTGTCTTTTTTTGTTCAACTTTACTATTTACGTTAATTGCATTAAGCTGTTCAAATACACTCATTCGACAATCTCTTCTTTCCAGCCTTGACTTTTAAGTTCTTTTACTTTTTTTAGGTCAGTTAGAAAACTTAAATCAAAGTCGGTAGCACATTCTTTTGATAAAGTGTTAAACGCATTTCCAAAATATACTTTCTGCCCTTCGCTAGAATAACTAGAAACTTTAGCCTCTAAATACATTACTATCTTTTTTTATTTGGTTCTTCATGCTTTGTATCTGAAAGCTCAAAAAAGCTATCTTCTTTAAATTTTTCAATAACTTTTTCAACAACTTCTTCTAGCTGTCCTTTATCAAATTTAATATTAATTGTTTCCATTTTCTCCTCTTTCTCCTTTTTTATCCATTTATAACCTCCTGCACTTTTTCTTTTTCCATTGCAACAACTGCTTATATGACTTACTGAAGCCCCTGTTTCTCGTTCTGCTTGTCTCATTGATTCAAATTCATTTAATACATTGTCATTTAAGTCTAGTTGAACAACTTTTTTGGAGAGTTTTTCAGCAGCCCTTTTTGTTCTAGTGCCATGTATGATGTTTTCTCTTCCAGTGCACCATTCAAGGTTACTTAAATCATTATTTAACTTATTTTCATCAATATGGTTAACTTGAGGCTTTTCTTCAGGGTTATCTATAAAAGCAGTCGCTATAATTCTATGAAGAAGTAGATTTTTCTTTTTATCACATCCATATAAGCAATGAATTAAATATCCATAATTATTAAGAGAAGGTTTAAGTATTCTTCCGTTTTTCATATTTCTAACTTTGCCTAGATTAGATACTTCATATTCTTCAAAACCATCAATTTTAACAAAGGTTTCAACTTCGCTCATTTACTCCTCTTTCTATAATGAATACATCGCCTTGTCTTGTAATTTCAATATTATATTTAAGCATTTGTAAAATATAACCTTTACCCCGATAGCTCCATAATTCGCTTATCAAGCCATATAAGCACTCGTTAGGCTCTACTCTATACTTTGTTTCGTTCATCTCTTCAAGCTCTTTAGATAGCTTCCTGACACCTCTAGCATAATGTTTACTAGCTTTTTCTTCTGACATTAAACCTTTGTAATTGCTTTTCATGTATGAACTTTCTGATGTCTTCTTTCTGCTGTTTTTCCTCTTTATCAGACCAACCAACCTTTTGGCCTTTTCGCTTGCCACTTTGATAAACTCGTCTGTTATCATCAGGAAAGCCATTTTTCTCGAAGTACATTCTAGCATATTCAAAATAATTTAAGCTGTTGATATACTGCTGACTATCCTTTTTGTAATAATTAAGAGTTTTTAATCGCCTTTCAGCTAGTGATTCAAAAGATGTTATCATACTACTCCCTAATGAAACCTAAAGTTAGCAAGGCTTTATATTCTTCACTATCTTTTTTAACTTCAAGTGCAAATTTTTTATTTCCATTTAATTCATTTGCTTTACCTGCATAATATAATGGAGTGCTTCCGCTTCTATCAGAAAAATTATAAAACTTAAATTTAGGTTCAAAAATCACTTCATACCCACTAATAACGGCGTTTAACATTTTTAGTTTTTCATCTTGTTTAAATGGTTCTTTTTCTGATTTCCCATAAACTTTTTCATTACCGTCTAAAAGCGGATAGCCCCAGCCCCAGCGAGAGATATAATGAATTGCTTGATCATTTTCTTTAAACGTTTCAAGATAATCAGCTTGTTTTTGCGTTAATTTAACTACCATTTGTTAGTTCTCCTTTATTTCTATATATACTATTATACCAAAATTAATTATCGTTGTCAAATATTAGATGATATTTTTTCATTTATTTCTACTTTTAATTGTAATGCCCTAATCAATGCACGCTTAGAATAATCATTTTCGCAAGCTGCATGCAATTTTTTCGACTGTCTGACTAGAAATTCAGCACGATTTAGCCATAATTTGAAAAGTTCATCATTGTGCCATTCTGCTTTTACCATTTCATCTAATGCACGATATAACCAGCCATAAACTTCTACATATAAGTTAATTGCCTTGTTTTCGTAATTGTTCATCTAGCACTCTCTTTGTTCTGTATGCAACCTCTTCGCTTGGTGTAACCAAAACAGTTGTATCACCATACTCTATTATAGTTTCTTCTAAGTTATCTACATATACTTGTACTAAATAATTACCAAGCCAAGGTTTATTTTTTCTATTTTCATCTCCAACTTTAATAACGTACCATTTTTCACTCATTTTCTATTACCTTTCCTTGCTGTTTAGCTAAGTCTAAGAAATCCTGTGCCGATTCTTTCGTTGTTTCGATTGGAGTTTCAACCTTTACTTTTTCCACTAGTTCGCTATCTGGTTCTTTTTTTGATTTATTGACACAAGTAAATACTGAATCAACGTAAGAAAAGTTTAAATCATCATCAAACTGGTAACCACGCGCTTTGACTGACAACTTAGAGAAGTCGTTATGCTTGCCACGTTTAGGGCTTAACATTAACATAAACTCCGCCCAAGCTGTAAGAGTAGAACCACCCAAGGCATCGCTAGGCTTTACCATATAGGCTTTATCGTCCATTGAGTTTGCATAAGCTGATTTGTTTGCATGAGCCACTAACAAGAAAGTAACGTCTTGGAAAAGCAACTTCAAACGTGTAATTCTTCTAAGCATTGGTTCAAAGTCTTTACTATAAAGTATATCTCCATTTCGCAACATTGTCATTAAATTATCCAATATAACGAATTTGATGTCATTTTCTTTGATATACTCATATAATAAATTCATGTGGTGGGAATCGTCAAGCATAAACTCTCCACCAGTCAAAAAATGTAAGTCTTCTGTTGCAGTATCTTTATTTCTAAGCCTTTTGTTTAACTCTCTGTCTGTGTCCTCGTTATCTATGTATAGTGTCTTACTCCGCTTTGTATCATAACCAAAAAAAGGTAACCCTTGCGACACCATTAAAGCCATATGCATTGCTAGAGAACTTTTAAGCGACTTAAACGGTGCTACAAGTATTCCAGCTTGTGAACTTGGCATTAACGTATCAATAAGCCAGTCATCTTTTAAATTTATTAAGTCTTCACGCTCTTTTAAGTGCTTAGCTGTCTGTACTTTATCAAATAGGCTAGTCACTAGTTACCTCCATTGGCTCTGATTCTACGCAATAAACTTTGAACGGATTTTCTTCTTTTACTCCATTTCCGAAAAATAGCTCCCATTGATAATTTAATAAAACACAAGTCTTAATAGCTTCGTGTTTTTTTGTATAAATAGATAATCGTTTTCCGCTATAATTTTTAGCCACTATGTCTTTATTAGTTGTTAGTGCCACATAGTAAATTTTCATTTATTTCTCCTTTTCTTATATCATGATATCAAATTATTTTATATTTGTCAATACTTAATTCCATTTCTTTCTTTTATGAATTTGTTTATACTATCTTGATTTAATCGTTTAGATATTTTTCTTAGTTCCTCATTAGTTTTAGCTATTTCGCTTTTATTCTTTTTATTTTTCTTTCTTTTATCACTAGCTTTTTGTTTGCATTTACAGCACTTTAAATAACTTACACCACTTGCTTTTCTTATTTGCTGACATTTAGCACATTTATTTTTCATTTTTTGTTTCTCCTTTATTATATTTATATCTTATCATTTCTTTTTGTATTTGTCAAACATTAAGTTTTCCCCCCCGTCAAGTAATTACTAGAGATTCTTGCTTGAAAGTTAATTTGTTATTTGTCGTAAGCTCTAATTTAGTGTAATTACTCCGCTCATTTAGTTTTACGTGCTGTGAATTGGCATAAACTAATCAGCACAACCTGTCAGTAAATACTGCAATTTCAGTAAGTAAGTTAAACAACGGCTTTCAAATAGTATGAAACTAAGACACCTTAAACTTAAATACCTATCTCTTATAGAGTTACATGGGGTTTATGTAATCAGGTATTCTCGACTTCATAGCTTACTCAGCTCGTTTTGATGTTTATCACATCGCTATACTTTCGTACCTCAACCGCCTATGGGTTATATATATTCAATTACATAGATAATAATAACATAGACATTTTCACTTGTCAAATATTATATACTTATATTTTAACATATCATGTTTTTAATAAAAAAAAGTATGACATTGCAAAATATCAAATTAAATCAAACACTCCGCAATTCCTTTAGAAATAATACAAACAAGTAGCTTATTGTGCTTACTGATTTCTGTATATATAAACAGACTCAGTTTGTACTTACGGCCTTAATCTCTTGTCAAATCGGCGTAGCATAATAAAAAGCCACTAACGTGGCAGTTATATTTTTTCTATTTTTTCTCCATTTAATTCGCTATCATGTCTCAAGTGATAAGATATATTTGACTGTGTTGTTCCAAAGTATTCGGCTATTTCTTTTTGACTTTTGAAAAATATATTATTCCATTTATATTTGTTTTTTTTATTCCTTTTATGTTTTGTTCTTTCGTATAAACTTCCACCAAGTCTTTTATCTCTTCTCCTATTATTTTCTTTGCGAGTAACTATTTCTAAATTATTAACATTATTATTTTCCTTATTTCCATCTAAGTGGTCTACATCAAATCCTTCTATTTCTCCTAAAAAAACTCTTGCTATAATTCTATGCAAATATTCGTTTTTATAATGTATAGTCACTCTGACATATCCGTTATTTTGTTTTGTTACGGTTGGTTTTTTATCTACAACATTTCCATTTTTAGTGATTCTTTTTATTTTACCGTCACTAGAAACTAAATAAATACCTTTATATAATTTTTGTTCAACTTTCATTTATTCTCCTTTACTTTTATAGTATACCATTTTATAATTATTTTGTCAATAAATGGATATTATTACGATAACACAAAGAAAAATATGGAAAAATGCGTTTGATATAATATATACATGAGGTCGAGAGAGGAAACAAATAAATGACTGACGAACAACTTTTATATAAAATGGAAACTTTGTCACGTTATGATTTTAGCGAGTTTCTTCATGATTGTTATGTTAATGGATTAATAACAAAACGACAACTTTTTGAGTTTAAGGGAGAATGAAGAAATGAATAAAGAACATATTTTAGCACAAAAAGAAGTATTAGCTCCGATTGAATATGAACACTATATTAAGCACTTATTTGATATCGGAGAACTAAGCAAAGAGCTTTATATTGAATTGAGTTCTGATTTATGAGCAAAGCCTTAGCGATTGACTTTAGTACTTCTAATACTGGTTATGCGTTTCGTAATCCTTTAACAAATGAGTATGTAGTTGGTTCAATAGCAGGTGGCAAAAGTAAAGATCCTTTGGAACGTGCAAAGATAATTGCTGACGGTATAACAGAAATTATTGAGCATTATAACTTATTTGACTACTTTATTTATATTGAAGAACCTATTATCACGTTCAAGTCTAAGGGAAACATCTCATTGATTAGAGCTAACGGTTCATTCTTAGGAGTTATGCGTAACCGTCATAACATTGGCTATGTTGATGTAAGTAATTCAATGTGGTGTGGTTATCACTTAATCAAAGGTAAAAGCAAAGCAAGAAAAGAACAAAGCATTGATATTTTAGAAAGTTATAATATAGTTCCTAAAGACAAAATCAATGACGACATGGCAGACGCGTTCTGTATCTTACTCTATGTAGAAAGTCAGGAGAATAAATGATTGTAATTAATATTGCCTTGATTATTCTTGGCATTTTATATGGTATAGGTTCAGTTACTAACTTTAAAGAGTGGTATTATCGCCATGACTATCTAGCTATTATACTAAGTATATTTACATCTATCTTGTTAGTATTAGCTGGAATATTAAACGTTTTGAATTAAAAGAACAGGTGTACTGATTGACGGTACTTAAATGTTATAGAGTTGACAGCCAAGCAGAGGGTGCATAGCATAGAGCGAATTGAGGGAGCTATAAGTTAAATGATACAGCCAAATAGAAACTGAAATTAACAGCCCTTTGCATATTGCGAGCATAGTATAGTGGTAATACTACAGATTCCAAACCTGTAAACGTGGGTTCGATTCCTGCTGTTCGTGTTCTCCTTTATTTATTATATGTTAGTACGTCATAGAAGGCTGAAAGCATATAATAACACAACATAGTATAATAGTATTACAGCTCTGCAAAGAGAAGATGAGGGTGCGACTCCCTTTGTTGTGTTAGTGGTGTATAGTCCATAGACGAAGTGCTAAGCTATTGCGCAGTACCTTGGCACAACTATACAAGCATAACTAAGTGACAGCTGTTTAGAGTAATATGGTGTTGGGGTTCGATTCCCACTACTGCTATAAGATAAGGGAGAAACAAATGATTATATTATTATTATTTATTATTATGTTATTCATCAGTCCAAGTATAGCAATGCGAACACTGGGTTAATAACTAACAATAATATCAGCAACGCTATGGCTATTAGTATGGCTTGCTATTAAACTATGATAGGTATTGCACGGTTCGGTTCGTGGATAGTTATTATAGTTTTGTTATGCTGGATAGAATGGAATGATTATGGGTAAAGGTAAACATAATGAATGGCATAAGACATCGATACATAATCGATATGTAGATGATATTAGACCAACCAATAAACAAACAAGACAAAGAATTAAAAATAAAATAAATAAAGAGATAAAGACGATACTTCAGGAAAGAAAATAAAAATAAAATATTTTTTTATATATACCCCCCCCATTAATCGCTATGTTAAGGGAAATTTTCAG